TCGGTTCACCCTGAAAGAGGACAAGAGTGGAGAAATGAACAAGATAAATTATTAGGGCCTTCATTAGCCGCTCAAGAATGTGATTGTGATTTTATTACTTCTGGTCGTGGTGTTATTGATGGTTTACTACTTGAAAACTTAAAAGAAAGTAGTGTAAGAGAACCAATGGAAAAAAGAGGTATAGACTCTAACTATTGGATATGGCAACCACCAAACTATACAAAAAATTATGTGGTAAGTGCCGATGTTAGTAGAGGTGATGGAACTGATTATTCAGCGTTTCACATTATAGATGTAGAATCTTTGGAACAAGTAGCTGAATACAAAGGTAAAATCTCTACACAAGATTTTGGAAATATGTTAGTCAATGTGGCTACTGAATATAACAATGCTTTGTTGGTTGTGGAAAACAATAATATTGGTTGGGCAGCAATTCAACAAGTAATTGATAGAGAATATCCAAACTTGTTTTATACAAGTAAAGATTTGCAATATGTTGATGTTCAACATCAAATGACAAATAAATATAGAGTTCAAGAACGAAATATGGTTCCTGGATTCTCAACAACTCAAAAGACTAGACCTTTAATTGTTGCAAAGTTAGAGGAAATGTTCAGAGAAGAATCAGTTGTAGTTCATTCTCAAAGACTAATTGATGAGCTGTTTGTATTTATTTATAATGGAAATAGAGCGGAAGCAATGACCGGATACAATGATGATTTGGTAATGTCTT